TTATAGTATCATCGTATTGTATAATTGTTATGTCTGTTAGATATCCTTGATCACTATTTGAATATCCAGAACCTTTTGGAAATCTTAAGTTATTAGTAGAATCAGTTGGCATGATACCATTGATCCACATTTCAAAAAGTTTTCTTTCAAAAAATTCATTGGTTGCAAGAAAATTTAAAGTAATATCACTGTATTGTGTTTGATATGGTATCTTGAAAGTTGGACCATATATCTTTTGATCTATTGTCAATAATGATCTACCAGGCAATTCTGCTTGTTCACATTGAAATCCTAACCATCTAGATGTTGCACCATTTGATACATTATTACTATCATTTTGTTTTTGATTGAAAAAACCAAGGTCTTTTATGGCTCCAATAGGATCTCTAACAGCATCCACCAATTTTCCTAAAAATCCTGTATCTGCTTTCCCTATTGATTTAGGAATCGGAATGACAACTTCAAATCTATTAGGACGCGCTAGTCCGTCATGTGCATTGATATTTGATAAAAATTGTGCGGGTGAAAATGGCATTAGAACATCTTTCTTGAGTCAGAAAATACTTTGTTTTTTGTTATTGCTTTTTGTTCGCTCTTGAAATATTCAACTGGCAATAATGCTGCAATGTCCCATTGATCAGCAGTTATTTCAAGAAATCTTGATTCAATATGATCAAAAAGATAGCGTTTAATGCAAGGTGTCTTTTCAAAAGCTTTTGCAGCATTACTTAAAACAGGATAATTCCAGCGAAATCTGGTAGTTTCATCCCATTTATCGTTATTTAGAAAAGAAATGCTAAGTTTATCAAGTAATATAATCCTATATTTAGGATGAATATAATGCAAATTCAAACCCAAAAATCCATCAATATATCTTTTGACCGGCAAGACCAGAGGAAATCTATCATAATAAGGTAGTGTTTCTTTTGTTTTTGGATCGTAGAAAAAGAAGTACATACGTCCAATCATAGTCTTATTTCTAAGATTTTCAACATCACGCATCATTGTTCGTCTATTTGGACGCAATGATTTTACCTGTGATTTAAGCCAATCTCTCGCTTCCCGAGTTCTTGGTTCAATCCCAGTCTTTGCTAGTTGTTGATTTATTCTGTCTGTTAAGTAAGCCATTTACTATTTATGAGCTAAATACCTAGTTCTTTTTCAGTTATTATTTTAAAGATCCAGTTGTGGTCCAGACAGAATTCTGTTGCTGCTTTCCATTTAGCTTGATTAACAGCATAAGTCATAGCTTCATTTAGAAATTGTTTAGATTTGCGTTTTGGCTCACGAAGTTTGGTTTGAGATTCTGGTTTTACTTCTAAAATATATGTTTTTTCACTGCCATCTTTTGTTTTGACGCGAGTTATGAAGTCTGGAAAGTATCTATGCATTTTCTTGTCCACAGGAGAATAATAGGGTATAGGTAATTCTTCAGATGCCCACCAGATAACTGAGTTATTGGTGTCTAGATATTTCATGACACGAAGTTCCCAAGTTGAACGGAAGATGATATTTGAAGGATTACCTTTGTATTTTTGTGGATTTTTTGGTGTGAATTTACCTTTATAACTCATATAAATATTATATATCTCAAGGAAATTATATGGCTTTTTTCACGCTTACAGACATAAAATTCACGCCAAAAATATCAAGCTATAATAATAAAGCTACAATTGCGGGAAATGAGTATGATATGACAATAAAAAGATTTCCTAGCAATTTGGCTTCTGATAGTCAATATGGGCATTATGTTGTTTTTTATATAAACACACAAACAAATACTCAGTTTGAAACAGGAACCCAATTACAAAACACATTAACACAAGTAGCTGCAAATAGACAAGCTATTGATAGGTTGCGTGGCGCTGGAACATCTAATATGGGTTTAACAGGAAAAAATTTTAGAGAAAGTTTTGCAAAAACAGGTATTGGTAATACATTAACAAGTTTAGCTGATTCCGTTAAAAATGTAACAGGAGCTGTTGGAAATTCTAAAGTTGGAAAAGCAGCTAGTTCTTTTTTGGATAATTCTCTTTTTAATTTTGTAATAAAAGATGCTGGTGATGCAGAAAAATCTTTGGCTGAAGGAATTGCTTTTGCTGAGGATAATTTTTATAGATCAACAAAGAGAACTTCTACAGCTATAGCATTGTATATGCCAGATAATTTAAATTTTAATTATCAACATAGTTTTAATGAAGTTTCTCCTTCAAGTGCTTTTGGTGCTGTTCCTACAGCGGTAATGCAAGCTTTTAATTCTGCTGTTGATAAAAAAGAAGCCGATTCTACTGTAAAAACATTATCTCCTTTTATAGCTGAAGCTATTACTACTGGTCTTAGTAAAGTAACTGGCGGAAATGCAGATCAGATGTTTTCTGCATTTACTGGTCTAGTTAATAATCCACAAATGGAATTATTATT